CCGTTGGTGCGGGTCCCCGGCTCCGACACCACCCCATCGGGGCACGCAGTCTGCACCACATCACCGGGCGGCGTCCCCGGCAGGGTGAGCTGCGCGTCGATGACCTGGCAGGAGAACACCAGCGGCGCCCCGGCGAACTCGATCTCGATGTGGAGGTGGATGTTCTGGATAGCGGTCATGGCTGGCTCCCTACAACGTGCTGGAGTCGGATCTGGACAGTGGGGTAGCCGTCGAGGTCGGCTGCCTGGGCGGGTTCGGTCGCGGCCGGCAGGAGCAGCGGCACCGGCCCCGTCCACATCCACTTGTGGGCGTCCGCGTGGTCGGGGCCGGGGGCCACGACATGCGCCACCACCTCGAACTGCACCTTGCAGACACCGACGACCTCGGCGGCGTCGATCTGGAACCACACGCACGGGGGGTGCAGGTTCCTCGGGTCGTCCGTGACGATGTACCCGGCGTCCGTGAGGGTGTCCCACGGCCCCCACCCAGGGCCCGGCCACCAGTTCATGCGACCACCGGCGGCTGATGCCGCCCCAACCCCAGAAGCTGGTAGAACGCCGTCACCTCGTCGCTGGTGGGGGTGAACTCGAACCCAGGCATCACCGTCCCCGCGGGGCGGCGCCGGTACAGCCAGGTGGCGAGCATCACCGTCCCAACCTTCACCTGGGGTGCGAGGTCGGGATCGTCGGCGTGGGCGGTGCGGGCCGCGAACGTGTTCGCGGCGTCGACCGCCAGCGCGGCCCATGCCTCGTCCGCGGCGCCCGCGAACGGGATCCCGAGCGCCGCGGCGAGGTCACCGACAGAGATCATGTCAGGGGGTGACGGTGCATTCAGCGAACGCGGCCGGCCGCAGGACGACCGTCTTCGCCCGCGCCTCCGCGAGGAGGGTGAACACGTTCCGCAGGAACGTGTCCCCATGCGAGTCGGTGAGGTACAGGCTGACCCCGGTGCGGGTGTAGCGCACCGACCCCGCGGAGAAGTCGCCCACGGTCGCGGTCCCCACCGGCTGCGCGATGGACGCCACCGGCCGCAGCGCCCAGAACTGCGACCCCATGCTCGGGCCGAGCAGGGTGGACCCCAGGACGCTGATGTCGAGCTCCGCCCAGTCCAGCGGGTTCAGCAGGACCACGTTCGGCTGGAACCCTTCCGCCTGCACCGTCCCGATGCCGACGCGGATCGCCTTCAGGAGGGTGTCTTGGTCGACGGTGGGCAGGGTCGCGGCGGCGAGGGCGACAGCGGCCTCGGACTCCAGCTTCCGGGTGACCGACATGCGGAGCTCACCGTCGATCAGGGACCGGACGGCGGGGGCGTCCTCGATGAGCTGCCGCGTCAACTGGGTGTACGCGGCGATGGTGTCGAGGGTGACCGGGGTGATGGTCGGGGACCACTCCACCGGGGGCTTCATCTGCCCCTCGGGGACGATCCCCGCGGTCCCGGTCTGCTCCCACGTCACGATCTCCACCGAGTTGGTGGACACCTGCACGGTGGGGATGAGGCCCAGCAGGGGCGCGGGGCCCTCCACCTTCGGCAGGAGGACCTGCGCAGGGCCGGGGATGCCGTCACCGACCGTCCCGATCCCCATCGGCAGGGACCGTTCCAGGGTGACCCGGCTGGAGGTGCCCCGGCCGGGGTAGCCGGCGAACTCGTCCGAGCGGGTGAACAGGGTCCCCAGGCTGTCCTGCGGCTGCGGCTGCTCTGTGCTGCGCTGCTGCTGCCGGGCCGCGGAGTGGGCGATGGTCCCGGCGAGGCTGTTCGCGGCGGCGCGGGTGTTGTTCACCTCGACGGCCCGCTCGTAGGACCGCTTCAGGGTGTCCAGCTCCGCGGTGAGCGCCACGTAGCCGGGGTCCGCGGGGTCGAACCCCTCCCGACCGAGGTACTCGTCGGCGGCGTCCAACTTCTCATCGAGCTGCGACTTGATGGTGTCCAGATAGGACATGGGGGGTGCTCCTCACGCACGTCGGGATGTGTGCGCGGGGGGCCGGACGGGGCCGGGGGGCCGCTTCAGCCCTCACCGTACCGCGAGTCGATGCGGATCCGCAGGAGCCGGACCCGTTCCCGCTCGACCGCCGCCGCCGGGGCGGCCGCCTCCCGGACCGCGAGGACCTTCGCGTCCTGCCACGTCGCCGCCCCGACCGGCAGGACGCTCACCTCACCGAGCTGCTTCACCCGGACCCGGACCGTCACCGGGCCGTCCGCGTCGCCCTCACCCAGGTCTGTGCCGGGGGTGAACCCGATGGACACCCCACCCAGCTGCCCGTCCGCGACGAGGGCCAGCAGCTGGTCCCCTTGGTCCCCCCGCGCCACCCGGAACGACCCCAGCAGGTACTTCGGGTCCTCAACGAGGTCCACGCCGAACCCGAACGGGACGCCGCCCTGCCGGTGCCGGTACCGCAGCTCCACCCGGTTCGGTGACCGGGTGACGTGCTTGAACGCGCCCCTGCGGAACGACTCCCGGTACGGGCCGTCGCCGTCGTCCACCCACGCCGGCTGGTCGAACGGGACGCACGCCAGGACGAGGGTGCGGCCGTCGCCGCCGACCTCCGCATCCCGCAGCTGGAAGTCACGCAGCAGCATCAGGACCACCCCCCACCATCGGCGGGTACCCGTTCCGGGCCCGCCACTCATCGACGCTGATCAGGCCCGCGGAGACACCCGCCGCGCCCGTGGCGATGGATTCCGCCTCGGTCGGCTGCAGGTAGGCATCCAAGTTCACGTCGACCGTGGTCCCCACCGGCAGCAGGGCGGACAGGGCACCGGACAGCGCCGCGATCCACGGCGACAGGGTGAAGTCGCGGTGCGCCTTGAACCAGTCCCGCTGGTTCGAGTAGGTCATGCTGCCGCCGAGGCTGACGCCGAGGACCTCCGGCGCCATCCCGAACGCGAACGCCACATCCGCGATGAACGTCCGGGACACCTCCACCACCGCGGAGTCGACCGGGGACAGTTGGATCGGCTGGTAGTCGGTGGTGGCGTTCAGGACCGCCGTCGACCGGGACCCGGTGCCGTGGGCCGCCATCCACTTCGCTTTCAGGTCGTCCGCCTGCGCCTGGGTCAGGTTCGGGCCGGTCACCTTCAGGAACCCAGCCGGGACACCGGAGGTGAACGTGCTCGCCGTGTAGCCGCTGATCTTCGCGCCGAGCTTGAACACGTCCGGGTGCTGCCCCAGCACCCCGACCGCCGTGTGCGGGTTCTCGACCTGCACCACCCGGTGCAGCACCCCCGCCAGGACGAAGTAGCCGTCGAGGTCGGTGTCCACATAATCGTCGCCGCCGCCGATCCGCCACGACCCGTCATCGTTCACCGACACATGCGACGGGTTCACGCAATGCATCGACCCGCCCGTCGGGAATCCCGCCGCGTCCACCGCGAACACCAGGAACGCCCGCCCAGCCAGCAGCGCAGTCCGCAGCACGTCCCGCCAGAACAACGACTGCGGGCGGCGCTTGCTCACCGGGAGCACCGTCTCCCCGACCCGCAGATCCGGGCGCAGCAGGTTCGGGTCCGTCAACCAGCGCGGCCCCGGCTCCAGCAGCATCCCGCGGCGGGCCCGCATGTCCCCCGTCGTCAACGGGTCCACGATGAGGGACACGGCGCGGGTGAACACCCCCAACGCCTCACCGGACGTCAGGAACGGGCCGTTCGGGCCGATCGGGCCGGAACCGGTGGCCGACCCGATCCACCAGAACGCCCCACCCGGCGGCGACCCCCACGGCACCGGGCCGCCCTGAGCGGACACCCAGCCGTCCGGGGTGTTCAGCAGGAGATCCGTCGAAGCGCGGGCCGGGCGCCGCATCGACCCCCACGTGGCCCTCGTCCTCGGCTGCATCGCGGCCCCTCCATGTCGGCGAACATACGGAAGCCGACACTGGCCACCACCACCGTAACGCACAGTCACCAAATCATCGGGGTGGACACCGCACCCGCCCGCGCCGCCTCCACCGCCCAAACCGCCGCCTTGATCGCATCGACCCGCCCCGACGACTTGATCCGCAACCCCAACGGCCCCGACGCCACCGTCGTCGAAGTCACCTGCCCGGCCAGCAGGTCACCGCCGTCATGGGCCACGACACCCTCACCGAGGAGCTGCAGCAGCTGGGCGCACGCCGCCGGACCCGTCCCCGACATCGGGTCCACCGGCACCCCCAACCACACCGGGTCATGCAGCAGCGACTTCCCGACCCGCACCACCGTCCGAGCCTCCTGGGACCAACGGACCGCCTCGCCCATGTCCCCCGCCTGCCGCGCCGACACCCGGACCCGGCCATCGGGCAGCAGCGACGCCACCACCACCACCGGGGCGCCGCCCGGCGCGGCCTCCACCCCCACCGCCGCCGGGACCCCGGCCGCCCCATCCACCCGCAGCGCAGCCCACCCGGCCGCCTCCACCATCGGCGGCTGGACCACCTCCACCACCGGCGGCGCCGCGTCCCACTGGTTCAACCACTGCCGCCGGAACGACACCCGCGCCGCGTCGGTGTCCGCCATCCCCCACCGGGACGCCATCGCCGCCTCCCTGCGGGCGTCCCAGAACGCCGACGCGGCCCGCCACGTCGCCGGGTCCCCCGGATCCCACTCCAACGGCGCCGACCACTCGATGAACAGGACCGACGACTGCGCCCCGTCCATCCCCATCGCCCGGTGCGCCGGCATCAGGTCCGTGACCCGCTCACCGCGGACCGGGACCCCCGCCGTCGACACCAGCCACAGCTGCGGCTGCTCCGACTCCGCCAACGTCGGCACGAGGCCGTTGTCGAT